GGAGAATATCAGGGAAAACCGACGCTTGATATGTATGCCAACCTGCTTAACCAGGCTGGAAGAGAGTTTGGAAACGCCATGTTGGTGGTCGAGAACAACAACATTGGCTTCTCTGTGTTGGAAAAACTTATTGATTTTCAATATCCAAACGTTTACCACTCTATTAAGTCCACACATGAATACATCGAACAATATCAAGCTGAGAACGTCACCAGCGCCGTGCCTGGTTTTACAACGTCAATGAAAACGCGGCCGCTTATCGTAGCGAAATTAGAAGAGTTTATCAGAAATAAACTAATTAGAGTATATTCATCTCGCACCATCAATGAAATGAAAACATTTATCTGGAGGAATGGAAAACCTCAAGCTATGAAAAGTTATAATGATGATTTAATTATGGCTCTTGCAATTGCCTGTTGGGTTAGAGACACAGCACTTCAAGCAAACACAAGAGATTTAAATTATCAAAAAGCTTTTGTAAATGCGATTCATACAACAAAAACAACAATGAATACAAAAATAAAAGGACAAGATGGCTACAAGAAAGGCAATATATTTGATAAAATGTCTGAAGCAGAACAGATGTATGAACAATACAAATGGATTATAAAGTGAGAAAGTAAATGGCACCAATTGATAAAAACCCCAAAAACAAAGATTCAAGTCTTTTTAAAGCATTAACAAGATTATTTTCCGGCCCGATCATAAACTACCGTTCCCAGTCGGGTCGCCGGATTAGAAGACAACATTTAGACAAATTCTCTTCACGATTCAAATCTGCCTCCGGACAACAGTTTAAAAAGTCATTATATAACCCGCTTGACACAATGGCCAGCAGCGCCATCCAAAGTCAAAGACGAGGAGAGCGTTATGTTGACTTTGACCAGATGGAATACATGCCTGAGATAGCTTCGACAATGGACATATATGCAGATGAGATGACAACGTATTCTGATCTTCGACCGATGCTAAACATTAAATGCCCGAACGAGGAGATTAAAGCGGTCCTGGCAGTACTATATGAAAACATATTGAACGTTCAGTATAATCTTTTTGGTTGGGCGCGCACAATGTGTAAGTATGGCGACTTCTTCTTGTATCTGGACATCGATGAAAAATACGGGATACAATCGGTTATTGCATTACCAACAGCTGAACTTGAAAGATTGGAAGGCCAGGACTCAACCAATCCAAACTATATTCAATATCAGTGGAATTCAGCAGGAATGACATTTGAGAACTGGCAAATGGCACATTTCCGTATTCTTGGTAATGATAAGTATGCTCCTTACGGCACTTCTATTCTTGAGCCCGCGCGCCGCATTTGGCGTCAGCTAACTTTGATGGAAGATGCCATGATGGCCTACCGTGTTGTGCGCTCATCTGAAAGAAGAATGTTTAAGATTGATGTAGGTTCTATCCCCCCACATGAAGTAGAGCAATATATGCAAAAGGTTGTTTCACAGCTTAAGCGACACTCCATTGTGGACGCGGATAGCGGCAGAATAGATCTAAGATATAATCCAATGAGCATCGAAGAAGACTATTTCATTCCTGTCCGCGCTGGATCAGCAACAGACATTCAAACGCTTGCCGGCGCGTCGAATATCACACAGATTGATGATGTTAAATATCTTCGAGACAAGCTATTCTCCGCACTAAAGGTACCCCAGGCCTATCTTTCCATGGGAGAAGAAGCATCAGAAGACAAAACCACTCTCGCTCAAAAAGACATTCGTTTTGCGAGAACCATTCAAAGATTACAAAGAGTTATTATTTCAGAGCTTGAAAAGATTGGCATTATTCATCTTTATACATTAGGCTTCCGAGGCGATGACCTGTTGGCTTTTGACTTATCTCTTAATAACCCTTCCAAGATTGCAGAACTTCAAGAGTTGGAGCACTGGAAGCAAAAGTTTGACATTGGTGCAGCCGCCACAGAAGGGTACTTCTCTCGTAGGTGGGTATCAGAAAACGTCTTTGGTATGTCACATGAAGAAATAATGCGAAACCAACGAGAGACATACTTTGATCGCAAGCATGATGCAGCATTGCAGGCGGTTGCCGAAGCTGCAGCCGCCGGTGAAACTGCCGGCGCTTTGGGTGGCGGTGAAATGGGCGGTGAAATGGACATGGGCGGTGAAATGGACATGGGCGGAGAAGAGATGCCAGCCGGAGAAGCCGGCGGTGAGGAGCCTGCTGGAGAAGAATCCCCACTATTGGCAGTGCCCCCGGGTTCTCGAAACGCGCCGCGCCTCACCCCTAAAGCAAAAGGAAAGGTATATAAGCCCGTTGAAAGAGACGGACGTGAAAGGGCAGGTTTTCGCAAGAACCAGTTAGCGCAGGGCAACCTGGAGAAAAGAGGCCGCGCCAAACGAGCTAAGTTCCCGGGTTCTGAAATCAATACCATTCCTAGTATTGCGAAAGGGATTTATGAAGAAGAGCAGTCTATTTATACATTGAGAGAAAAGTCTGAAGAAGATAAATTATTTGAGATTAACGATTCTATCCGAAATCTTTTATTAGGTTTGGAAAACAAGAAACGATTAACGGAGCATAAGGATGAAAATTAAACACAACAAAAAACGCAATACCGCTTTTGTATATGAAGCCCTCATTAGGGAAGCCACAGTAGCCACCCTCAAGGGGGACAAAGAGGTAAGAGACAAAGCGCTTCATCTTGTGAAGAAACACTTTACACCAAATAGCGCATTAAAAAAGGATTTAGTTTGCTACCGGTCGCTTTGTGGAAAACAAAATCTTGAGAAAATAACCTCTGAAAAGATAATGAGGGAAGCCAAAATCGCCCAACGTTTAATCGATCCATCCGGACTGTTTAAAGCTCAAACAGAACTAATAGATGATGTCAATAAAGAACTATCACCATCAGTCTTTGGAAACTACGTCCCAAATTATAAGACCTTGGCGACCATATCTCAAATCTTTCATGGTAGACTATCCCCCAAGAAGACTGTTATGCTAGAGAATCAGATTATTGATGGTATGACCCAGGTCACGGATCAAAAAATAGATGAACCTAAAGTTGATAACGTAGTCCTTAAGACATTCGTTAACAAGTTTAACGATAAGTATACCGAGAATCTTTTAGAAGAGCAGAGGAGCTTGCTGTCACATTACATTTCTTCCTTCACAGACAACTCAGTGGAGTTGAAGATGTTTCTAAACGAAGAGATAACAAGATTAAAGAAAGATATGGTTAATGCTAAAAAAGTTTCCGAGGTCAAAGAAGACGACGAAATGCTTACAAAGACAAATAAAATTATTGAAAAGCTAGATAACTTTGCCAACCAAGATATCAATGAAGATGTACTACTTACAGTTATGAGAACCCAAAAGTTAGTTAAGGAAATTTATAGCGATGGCGATAATAATTAAAGTTGGCGAATTCGCCAATGAAAAAAAGGTCAAATTAGAACTAAACATAAGAAAAAGCCTCAGCGGTGATCTTATGATTTTTGACCATGGAGATATTGATATCGTCCTGTCTCCGTCAAAAAATAAAGTTGTTGCATTTCCAAAAGAAACAATGAACGATTTAGTATACGGCGCTCAAAATAGATTAATGAGCTTTTTAAGAAAAAGAGGCGTCTTGATTGCCGAGTCGATTCAGGCCGGCGCATTCTATGGTTCCGTAGAGGGCACCCTTGAGGCGCCAGTAAATGAAGACCTTAGTGCATCAAAATTGGCGCTAGTTAATATTTCAAGCTTCATCGACGAAGAGCGTCCCTACTTTGAGAATGTCGAAGCGATTGTTTCAATGGCAGATGACGAACTTGTCCACCCGGATAAGGAACATTCAACAGAGTTGGGCGAAGTGCCACACTCCACAGACCAGGGTTCCATTAGAAAGGGATACGTTAGAGATCCTTACGCACTAAACTACTTGTACACACTATAGAGGCATCAGTGGAATTAATATATTTTGTTTTAATAGCCTATGGGCTTACCCAAATCTTAGTATATGGTAAGATATTTGATCGTTGGCGCCCAAAGAGCGGCGCCATTCGAAAGCTGCTCGAATGTCCAATGTGCATGGGATTCCATGTTGGGTGGTTTTTAATGCTACTTTCTCCATTTACAGAACTATTTAGTTTTGATGTAACCGTTGCAAATTTCTTTCTTTTGGGATGGCTGTCTTCGGGAACATCTTACATTATGAATATGATATTTGGAGACGAAGGAATCAAACATGAACATAAACATTTGGACACAAAAATGGATGTTACAACCAGTAAGACACTGTTGTAAAGGGTCTTAGCTATGGGCAAAGTACTCTTACGAGAATATTACGAGCTTTGTGAAGGCGGCGTTTGTCAAGATCTTTTAACAGAAGACGAAAAGAGGTATGTCGCCAACGGTGGCATGCTGCTGTCTGGTGTTATGCAGAGATCAGACACGCAAAACGGGAATGGTCGTATTTATCCTCACAAGGTTTTAATGCGCGAGGTCGAGAATTATAAGAAGCTCGTAAAAGAACGCCGCGCACTAGGCGAACTAGACCATCCAGATGATTCAGTCATCAATTTAAAGAATGCCTCTCACATGGTCACAGACGTGTGGTGGAATGGCAAAGATGTGATGGGCAAAGTTAAGGTGCTTGACACCCCTTCGGGTGGCATTCTGCGTTCACTTGTAGAGTCTGGCGTTAAGCTCGGCATCTCTTCAAGAGGCATGGGCTCTGTTAGTGAGAACCAAGGGAGCACCATCGTAGAAGATGATTTTCAATTGATTTGTTTTGACTTTGTGTCAGAGCCATCGACACCCGGCGCCTTTATGATGAAAGAGGCAAAAGATTTATCAACATCTAATGTTATTACAAGAGCAGACAGAATAAATAGATTACTAAATGAGGTATTGAACAATGAGTAGTTGGTCAAGTTTTGAAGACGACAAAAAATATATTGACGCTTGGCGCGATTTTTTAATTGAAAGCGAAGAAGAAGAGATAGAATTAGATGAAGGGCTCTGGGACAGACTTAAGACAACCGCGGCAGGCGCAAAAGAAAAGCTCGGCCAGGCCCGGGCAAAGTGGCACGGCGCGAAAGTAGCAGGCCGTACAGCCAAGCGCCAAGCCAAGCTCCACACCGGCTATGCTGTTGACCCTCTCATGCAAGTTGGCCGCGCCGGCGCCGCCGGCGCAACTGCAGCGACAGGATCCGCGGATGATGCAGCCGCCACCGATGATGCAGCCGCCGGCACAGATGCTGCGCCGGGCACCCCCGGGATGGGCCCAGAGGACCAGCCGCAAATTCAAATGCCAGATGCTCCGGTTGCTTTATTTACCGGTGATGGCGCGTTGTACTCAAAGCTTTTTACCCAAATTATGCAACGCTTTAATAATAAAGAAATTGCTGGCGGTGCCATAAAGCTTGATAAGCAGGCAGTTCAAAATACCGTAAAGCAGATATTGAAAGATTTATCCGCACAACTCAGAGTGAATGGAGTAAAGGTGCAAGAATCTACCATTCCAGTACTGGCTGATTTGATCGTTGAAGAACTCGAAAGAACATTAATAACCGAAGCCCAGGGAAAGCTAGCTTCCAGATCTGCCCGCCGCCGAGCCAAAGTAGCCGCGCGGGCAGAGAAGGGTGCTCAGATGGGAACAGACACTGCTTATACAAGCACTGCAACCGCTGGCAGAGGAAAGCCTTCAAACGCAGCCGAAAAATGGGTTGCTGCCGGAAAGCCGAAAATCACAACAGTTAGCGGGAACAACCTCGTTACTAGAGACGCTGATCATTATGCCAATGCGGAGAAAGGCACCCTTAAACCCGACGCGCTAGAGTTTGCAAAAGCCCAAGTAGCGTGGTTACAACAGAACAAGCCCGATCAAAACATTCCCGATGTGCTAACCAAGGCCATTCAGACAACCGAGGCCGATCCTGAAGCCAAGAATTATGGTGCAGGCAAGACCGGCACCGGCTCTAGAGTGGAGCCTCAAAAGGGCCAGGTCGATGCCTTCCGCGCTGTTGCCGGCAAAATCACTGCCTTGGTTGGTCAAGCTGCAGGCGCAGATGTAGCCGACCGCGAACAGAGAAAGATGGTAACGACAGACATTCAACAAGACCTGAAGGGGCTCGTAATGAAAATTGTTAAGCCACACCTACAGAAGCACCTGCAGGCTAAAGACATTAAATTGAAGGAAGCCAAAGCGAGGGCAAATGAAAAAAAGTGAGTTAAAGCAGCTAATCAAGCCTGTAGTTAAAGAGTGTATACACGAAGTCCTCTTAGAAGAAGGGCTTTTGTCCAATGTAGTTTCCGAAGTGGTCAAGGGAATGCAGGGTGCTCCGTTGGTTGAGTCATCCCCGCCACCACAAGTGGTTAACAAAAGCAACAAAACAAGAGTTAACCTGGCAGAACATCGAAAAAAGATGTTAGATGCCGTTGGAAAAGATGCATATAATGGAATAGACTTGTTTGAGGGTACATCACCAATACCACAGGTAGAGCGCGCCAAGGGCCAGCCTGATCTTGGAGACCCGGGTGACCCTGGAATAGATATTAGTTCAATTGTGGGAAATGCATCTAAACTTTGGCAGCACATGAAGTAGAGGAGGGACAGATGTCTCATAAAGCAGTAAACGTATCAGTCAACAGCAGAGAAACCAGAGGCAACGTAGAAAAGATGATCCGAAGATTTCTTAAGAAAACAAAGAAAGCAAAGATCGTAGAACAAATTCGAGATAGAAAACATTATAAGAAGCCCTCAGTTAAGAAAAAAGAGAAACGACAAAGAGCTATAAAGGCAGCCCTTCGTGAACAACAAAAAAAACGAAAGGCGCAAGAAAGGCGCAATAGAAATAAGTAGAGACTATTTATACTGAATATGCTTAAATTAGGAGATTTCAATGGCAGGTTTTAACAGTTGGGGGCGGACAAGGAGCCCAAAGAACTTAAACACCGGCGGAGACCGCGCCGCCGCAGTCGAGGTTTTGGCCAATACGAATGCCCTGAAAGGCATTACCGCAACAAGTGCAGGTTATGATACAGAAAATCAAAGATATTTACATGTTTTAGTTGAAGACACTAATGCGCATGCCACACCACAAGCTGTGACGGTTTTTGGGTATTGTCATGCTTTTCAAAGGTGGTTTGCGCTACCCGAATCCGAAGCCGGCGGCCTAGGCCAGAATACCGCAAATGCTGATGCTTCGATTTCTGTGACCGCCTCCAGCAATAATCCGGCAGATCAAACACCAGATGAAAGAGATTATCGACGTTATGATATAGCAGGGATAGACAAGGTTGCTTTCGTCAATGCGAATGCCGATAGAGTTAATGTCTTCGCCGCTTGCAGCACGTTTTAAGGAGAATGAGTATGAGAAGACCTAACAAAAATTCAATTATACAGCCTATCTTATACTCAAGATCTTCGAGTTCTATTGGGGTAGGATAGGCCTATGGCTACTTTTGGGTGGGCATATGTAGACTGCATTGACATTGGTCCGGACTGCGAGGGTCCGACAGGATCAGTTCAATTTTTAACAGGAGCAAACGCCCTTAGTGGGTCGTCAAGCTTCCTATACCATACCGCAGCGGTACATGGCTACGCTGCTAGTACGCTTGTACTTACGGGAACCTTGGTTGTTTCCGGTACTATATCAGCCAGCATGTATCACATCAAAGATATTGCGCTTATTGATACAACCGGTTCAACTTATTTTGGTGATGATCAAACAGATGTTCATGCAAGAACAGGAAGTCTTGAATTATATTCAGACACCAAAAAGATATACGAGATTACCTCGCCAACCGGTTTCATGTCAGGAACTGGTGAGTTTCATAACCAAGGCGATGCCCGCTTCGGCGCTAGCGTTTCTGCCACTGGCTCAATTTCTGGTTCCAGTACACTGCAGGCAGTTGGCGCCACCACCCTTGGGAACACCCTTAGTGTCTCAGGCGCCACCAAAGTCGCATCTAGCCTCTCTGGTTCCGGTACGCTGCAGGTAGTAGGAGCCACTCAGCTTGGTTCTACGTTGGCTGTGAGTGGCACCATCTATGCTAAAGACAAAATTGAAAATACAGACTATTCCGGGTCTGGTAACTTAACGAACGTTGGCACAACCACTCTTGTAGGGCCCACCCTTTTGTCCAGTTCTCTGACCACAGTTGCTAATATTTCAAGTTCTGCTGGGATCACAGTTGTTGCTGGAATTACAACGCCAGGATCGCTCAAGGTTACTGGTTCCGCAACACTGGCTGGTGGCATCACTACCACGGATATTTCAGGCTCAGGCTTGATGCAAATTGTGAATCTAACCGCCAGCGGCCAACTCCACGTCTCGGGCAACGTGGGGATCAAAACGGATACCCCCCTTTATGATTTACATATTAATGGCGCTGGATCCACCATTGCCACAATTGACGGTGGCTCCGGAGGAGACGCCTACCTTCGCTTTAATACAAATGGCGTAGAGAAAGCATATATCAAGCAAGGTTCTGGGGGCAACACAATTATTACAAATGATGTGGCCGCCAAGAATCTCCAGCTTCAAGCACGTGCAGCTGCGGG